CACTGCTGGAACTGCTATTGCTACCACCTCTGATGGTGTTGGTACTGGATTGACTGTTGATACTACAGTTGATGCTTCTGGTGCTATCACTGCAGTCGCTGCTAATGCAGGTGGTACTGATTATCTAATCGGTGAAACAATTACCCTCACCAACCCTAGTCTGGGTGGTGTTGCAACATTAGACTTTGCTTCGTTGGTTGGTGGTTCTAACTATGTTACAGGAACTGCTCTTGCAACAACAGGTGGATCTGGTTCTGCCTCACTGACTGTTGACATCACCGCATCTGCTGGTGTTATTACCAACGTTGTTGTAAATGTAGCAGGAGATGGTTACGCAATTGGCGAGACAATCACTATTGTTCAACCTACTGGTGCCGATGGAACCAATCCTGGTGCTGGTGGTACTATTGATCTTTCAACAGTATTCACCAATGCAACCTTCGCACTTTCCGATATCACAACGATGGAAGTTGGTGCAGTTGTAACGGGTGCTACCAGTGGAACTACAGGAGTTATCACTGCTCTCGCTGCTAGTGCTATTACCGTCGATACTGTTGATGGATTCTTCAAAGTTGGGGAAGTCATCAGTGCTAATGATGTTACTACTTTGACTGTCCAATCATTCGCTTGATAAAAAATGTCAGCTACAAGACCCGCTACTAAAACCGAACTAAAAAACTATGCCCTTCGTAGGTTGGGTTATCCTGCAATCGATATTAACGTATGCGATGAGCAACTGGATGACCTGGTTGAAGAGGCGGTTGATTATTATCAGGAGTATCATTACAATGGAAGTTATAAATCTTGGATTAAGATTTTAGTTACTGATGCGATTAAGACTGCCGCAAAAACAGGCAGTATTATGGGGAGTACTGATTGGACTGAAGGTAATGAGTATGTTTCTCTTCCCCCTGGTGTTCTAAGCATCAACCATGTATATTCAAACATCGGTGTTCAGGGTGTTGCTGCGGGAAACATGTTTAATATCAAGTATCAAATTTTCTTGAATGATATCTATTCGATGACGCATGGTCATATTCTTCATTACTTTATGACTTCGCAATATCTTGAGACTTTAGATTGGATCACAAATTCTCAAGCAAATCGCAGAGTTAGATTTAATGAGCATCAGGCAAGATTATATCTGGACATGGACTGGTCAGATATGCAGACAGGTGATTATATTTTGGTTGAAGTTCTTATGCGTCAGGATCCAGATACTTTTACAGGCATGTATAATGATGCCTGGTTGAAAGATTATGTAGAGGCATTATTCCAACAGCAATGGGGTCGCAACCTTAGTAAGTATGATGGTATTCAAATGCTCGGTGGTGTAACTCTTAATGGTCGCCAAATTCTTCAAGATGGAAGTCAGTTTAAAACAGACTTAGAAGATACTATTCGTAGCACATACGAACTCCCTCCAATGGATTTAATCGGTTGATATGTCATATTCAAATCCCACTCCTAGCGATTGCGTACAATCGGATTATACAAGTTCCTGTAGACTAAACGTTAATGGTTCTAGTCAGGAACAGAAGTTCATGGAAAATTTGATCGTAGAGACGATTGAAATCTATGGTCAAGATATCTATTATCTTCCCAGAACTTATGTAAATAAAGACACGATTTTAAATGAAATCGAAAGTAGCACATTTACTCAAGCATTGCAGGTTAGAGCGTATGTAAACAATGTAGATGGGTGGGAAGGACAAGGAGAATTGTTAAGTAAGTTTGGTGTTCGTATCGAAGACAAGACTACATTCATATTCTCTCGGTCAAAATTTGAATCCAAGGTTGACGATAATGCGGCATTGAATGTAGAGGGTCGTCCTAATGAAGGAGACCTTATTTGGTTTCCTATTACAAATCATTTGTTTGAGATTAAGTTTGTAGAAGTAGAACGTCCTTTCTATCAGTTAGGTAAAGGATACGTTTGGGAATGTCAATGCGAACTGTTTGAGTATAATGATGAAAATCTTGATACTGGTGTTGTCGAGATTGATGCTATCGAAACTGCATTTGCATCATCAATGAAAATTACATTTGGTGCTGGTGGAACTGGAAATTATGCTGTTGGAGAAACTGTAACTGGTGATGGTGTATCTGCTACTGGTCTCCCATCTCTATCTGGAGATACAATCGGTTCTATCACTATTACTGATGGTGGAGAAGGATATCTTACAGCATCACCACCTGCAGTCACCTTCAGTGGTGGAGGAGGATCTGGTGCAGCAGGAACTGCTGTAGTTAATGCTAGTGGATTGGTAACTGGTGTTACCATCACAACTGCAGGTTCTGGATACACTTCTGTTCCAACTCTTACGATTGCACCATCACCCTCCAATACAACTGCAGAAGTTAAGTCTTGGGATTCTGCAACTAGAACTCTTGAGATTATTAATAGAACTGGAACATTCAATACAGACGAAACTGTAACTGGTGGCACCTCAGGTGCTGCATATACGCCCGAGACGTATAACACCCTAAATAATACGAGCAGTGAATATGATCAGAATTACTCATTTGAAACAATAGATGATGAAATTCTTGATTTTTCAGAAAGTAATCCTTTCGGAACTGTTGGTAGAACGACTGATCTTACAATCTAATGTTAGGCACTTACTCATATCACGAAATCTTTAGAAAGACTATTGTTGCGTTTGGAACTTTATTCAACAATATAGAACTTCGTCGGACAAACGAAGTTCTGAAAGTGCCTCTGGCATATGGACCAAAACAAAAGTTTCTGGCGCGTCTAGAACAGAACTCCGACCCCACTAACAAAAGGGTCCAGATGACATTACCTAGGATTTCATTTGAGATCAATAGTATGAATTACGATTCTACTAGAAAGGTATCGCCTACTCAAAAAATTGTTGTCAAGAATCCCGACAATAAAGATAAAGATAAAAAAATGTTTATGCCAGTCCCATATAATTTGGGATTTGAACTGGCTGTTATTTCTAAAACTCAAGAAGATGGTTTGCAAATCATCGAACAAATTCTGCCGTACTTCCAACCACATTACAACTTAGCAGTCAAATTAATCCCAGATATGGGAGAAATTAAAGACGTTCCTGTTGTTTTGAATAGTATTGAATATGATGATGACTACGAGGGGGATTTTGCCCAACGTAGAGCAATCATTTACACATTACAATTTACTGCTAAAACTTATCTGTATGGTCCTGTTGTTGAGTCTAAACCGATCAGAAAGGTTATCACAGACGTATACGCAGAAAACAATCAAACAACTGCACCAAGGGTTCAACGTTATCAGATTACTCCTGCCGCTCTGGTTGACAGAGATGGGGTAACTGTAACTACTCTTGGATCTAATATCAGTATTAGTCAAAAACAATTTGCTGTTGCTGATGCATCTGGTTTAGTTGATAACAGTAATATCCAAATTGATGATGAAGTAATTAGAATCTCAAGAATTGATGGTAATACCATTCATGTTATTAGAGCATGGAATGATACTACAGGTGCTACACATATTGGCGGTGCTGCAATCCTTGCTATCACAGAAGCAGACCACGAATACATTATGGAAGATGATGATTTCGGATTTAACGAAATGGTATCGGAGTTTACCGATATGCAGAAACGTAATCCTATTAGTGGTAATGACGAGGCAATTTAATGAGCACACCTTTTGATGGATTGAATGATGTTTTTGGAGCAGAACCTACTGAACTCCAGAAACATGTGGAAAAAGTGAAACCCGAATTGAAAAAAACGGACACAGAAGATGTAAAACAAGACTATGAGACTACTCGTGCTGCATTGCATATGTTAGTAATGAAAGGGCAGGAGGCAGTAGATGGAATACTTGATGTGGCACGAGCGTCAGATCATCCTCGTGCTTATGAAGTTGCTGCAACAACAATTAAAAGCGTAGCAGACACAGCAGATAAGTTAATAGATCTACAAAAAAAGATGAAGGATCTCGATGCTGATGAAAAAAAATCTGGACCGTCTACTGTTAATAACACGATGTTTATTGGCAGTACAACGGAATTACAAAAAATGTTAAGGAAACAAAAGGAGATAAATAATACAGACACGAATTAAAATTACACGACATGGCAACGTTAAGAGTATTAAGTACCAATGCAATCACTGGTTCTGCTACTGAATATCAAGTAGTGCAGACTGGTTTCTACCGCGTCATTGCTACAGCAGCAGCATCTACAGTATCATTTAATGGTGGTCCTGCTATTACTTTGGTGCAAAACCAACCAATCGTATTGAAGTCTGGAGCAAAACCTGGTCAAGCAAGAATTGTAAAGGGCGTCGATGATTCGACTGCAGATTATATACTTGGAGTCAATCTTGGCGAGATTGCAAACACTCATCCATTCTCAGTAGATGATTTCATTGCAGTAGAAGATGATAGTACATCTCCTGCAATTGATGCTGCTTTCTTATCAGCAGGAACAGCAGGTAAGAAAGTTACTGCCGCAACAGGAACTACAATTAGCACAGACATTGATTCTTCTGCTGCATCTGCTGATTACACCTATGCTTACAGTGGACCTCAAGCAGTAGTCAAGCGTTGTGTACAAATCACAGCAGGTTCTGGTGCTATTATCGTCGAAGAAGTACAGGTCGTAGGATCCTGATATGGCACAAGGTTTTGCATCAGATGTTCCACCTGCCCTTAATGGCACCGCTAAGAAATATATTAGGGGTATGATGAAGGGTAAGAATAGGTGGAATAAACTCTATGGAAATCGTTCCAAAGAGGTGATGCATAAAACTGCAAACAAGATGGCTATGGGAGAGATGTCTAAAATGCCACCAACATATAAAGATGTATTCGGAGAAGCAAATAAGTCTGGAGATAATTCTCTTCGTGACTGGTTTGGTAAGAGTAAATCATCTGATGGAACACCTGGTTGGGTGCAACTTGGTGGTAAGTATGCAGGAAAACCTTGTGCAAAGCAACCTGGTCAGACTACTAAACCCAAATGTGGGTCTAGTAAGATGAAGAGAGACCTAAATAAAGGCGAAGAGGAAGCAGCATTCCGTCGCAAGAATGCCAAAGATCCAAATCCAGATAGAAAAGGGAAAGCGAAAAACGTGGCAACTGAAGGAACTATTCTAGAGCGTGGCGATCATTGGCACCCAGATCCAGAGAAGGATAAGAAACTGGGTGGACCTGGTGCCAACCAACGGGCCCGTGAAGATGGCGCTAGTTCTAAACCAAAACCTAAGGCAGATCCTAAAAAACTAAGAAGTGGGGAGTCCTACATGGACTACTCCAAACGTCAGAAGGCAGCAAAGTCTGGCACTGCTACAAGCAGACTGAATAAGTTGGGTGCTAATATCAAACCCAAAGAGCGTAAGCGCGATAAGATCGGCAAGGCAATTGGTAATGCA